AGACAAGGGGAATCATTCCCCCCGACGAGCCCGAAATACATACGATTGTCGAGGCAAGCAAGGCACCGTCGCCGACACTGGCCAAGCGCAGGCTGCGCGAACTGGTCGAAGGGCATATTCGCCTTGCTGAGCTAGAGCGGATGCTGGCCGAGGTTATCCAAGCGCAGCAGATTGCCGACGAATTCGCGTATCAATCCATGCTGCAAGACCTACAGCGGACGCAGCGCCAATTGACGAACCTGAACAACCGCAATGCGGTTTTAATCATGTTGGGACTTTTATGAAGATATTCATGTTGCTTCTGCTGTTGGCGTCCAATGTCTACGCGGCCGACCATACCGTGCTCGGCGACCCGTCTGGTAACGACAATCCGGGCTATAACGGCAAGTATTCGCTGCGCGTCAACTCCAGCGGACAAGTGACTACCACGCTACTGGCTGGAGAAGATCAAACCAACAACGTCATGAAAACAGAACAGCAGTTCAGCTACTGCGCGGGCATTGTTGCTGACGGCCAGTGCGGAAGCCCTGCAAGATTCCTCCACAGCGTGACATGCGCGGGCGATGACCCCGCCGCGACAGCCGGAAGCATGGCTATCCGCGACGCCACCGCAGCCGGTGCCGGGACGATTATCCAGAATGTGAACTTCGCGGGCGCTTACTTTGCCCCCGTCACGATGATTTTCGACATCGTACTAACAACTGGCCTATATCTCGACTTCACGACCACGGCTGACGTGGAATGCTCCGCTAGCTACCGCTAATGCGCGTCCTTCTACTGCTTTGTCTGGTGTGGGGGCAGGCTTGGGGCGCGACTTGGTATGTGCGCCGCGCCCTTGACGATGACCGCACTTCGTTGACATACGGGACGGGCGCGGGCACCAGTTACGCAAACGCATGGGCCGGGTGCGCTGCTATCTCCGGCACCTCGGCGGGAGACACCATAGAACTCGACACCGCAGAAATCTGGTACGAGCGTTGTGTGATAGACGAAAGCGGCACCGCTGGCAGTTATCTGACTGTGAGAGGAAGTGGTGGCGGGACAGCGCAGTTCGAGCACACCGTGCCGATTGATGGAGCGGCGTCCTTCTCTGGTACGACTACGTGGGCCAATACCGGCTATGCGTGGTCACAGGTAGCAGGCACCAACGTCTGGAAAAAGACGATGGAAACGTTCCCGTATCAGGCGACCGAGGACGGCAATCTTTTAACGGGCGTGAATTGCTATGCGGACGACGAATCGACGGCGGTCGGCAAACTATCTCCCGGCACATTCTGCAAGCGAAACACCAACCCGGACACGTTCTATTACTACCCGACGACAGGGGTAGTCACAGATCACGCGGTGCGTGTGTCGGCGCACAATGACGATGCTAATCCGGCATTGTTCTACGTCAACGGGTCGCAGTATCTCAATCTCAGTGGGCTGAGTTTGAAGTACCACCGGGTCAATTCCATCGCCCTGCCGAACACGGGAGGATTGGGCCTGCTGAGTCCTGATTACATCAATATCAGCGACGTGACATCGCAGTACAACTTTGACGGCATCGCGATAGACAGCGGGACGAATATCACGATTGCCTCGACGGTCAACGCTTCTTACAACATGGGAAGCGGCGTCACTGTCGAGGGATTAACCGACAACGGCACAACGGGCGTGACGAACCTCACTATGTCCGCAACCGCGAACTATAACGGCCGCGCATTCGCGTATGACACTGACAATGGCTATCAAAGTAATACAGACGGTGACGGCTACGGTATCGGATACCTCGGGGGATTTGGCGTCAACATTCAGATTGTTGATGCAGAGTCGTGCTACAACGGGTCGCCAGATAACGACGGCGACCAAGGTGGCGCAGGGGTCATCGTTTCTACGGCGGACGCGAATACAGGGTTTGAGGTTCACGTTTTACGCTCAAAGATTTGCTACAACCACGGGAACGCGTTCAATGCTGGCGACGACTGGCGATTCGGCGATTTTATAGGCAACTTGGTATATGAAAATTGTCGAGGCGGATGCGACAGCACCGCACAGGCATTAACATTCAGAAATACTCACGCCAGTTTCGCGCCGTTCACCGTGGCGCATAACAATATATTTAACAACTACGGATCGCAGTCCGTTTACCTGTTCAACACCACACTAGCGAACGTGTTCACCGTCGCAAACAATATTATCAAGAACACGACGGCCGACTATGGCGTATCGACGTTCAATGCGGAATTGCATATTGGAACCGCGCAGGCCAGTGTCGTGGAAGCCGGGAACAACATCCTTTCGAGCAATACAAGCAAGGCCCTCAAGTACGGGGCCACGACCTACACGCAGGCGCAGATTACTGGCGGAACGTGGGATGCGGTTGGGACTACGTTTGGCGAGCTGACTACCTCTGTGTCGCCCGGCTGGGTCGGTGGTGATTCTGCGGTTACGTCAGCGGCCCAGCGCCTCACTTCCAGCAGCGCACTACGCCGCGCAGGCAAAGACCTCAACATCGGCAATGTGCAGGACTGCGCTAATCGAGCCTTTATGCACCCGCCAAGCATAGGCGCGTGTGAAGCAACAAGCGGTGACGCAGCCGCAGCGAGAACTGCAAGATAAACGGCAATCACTACCTAGCGGCGGTCATTAGTTCGACCCCGCTAAGACGAGACCAACGGGCTAGAGATAGCTCAGGAAAGGCAATGAGTAAAGACGACCTCGCGGCACTGCCAAAAGACTTGAGCCTGGAGCGGCTAGTAGCTGCCTGCATCAAGCGTGGGGCTGACCCGCATGACGTAATTGCCATCGCCCTGTCCGATGAGGCGCGATTAGACGCAAGCGAGACGGGCATGACTCTCAAGGCGCAAGCCGACCTGTCATGGAAAATCATCGACAAGGCCGAGCCTTCCAAGCAAGCAATCAAGCATTCGGGCGACGACGAAGCGCCGTTCGTGATTCATTATTCGCGTGACGACGAAAAGCTTTGAGCTAACGGACAAACAGAAAGAGGCTTTCGGGCTTCTGGCGCAGGACCAGCGCTATACGCTTCTGTACGGCGGCACACGGTCGGCCAAGACGTTCACGCTGTTGCGCGCCATCATCATGCGGGCAATGAAGGCCCCCGGCTCGCGGCACTTGATAGCGCGATACCGAAAGAACGCTGTTGTCTCGACGGTGGTCAATCAAACGCTGCCGAATGTGCTTCGCTTGTGCTTCCCCGGCATGAAAGTGACGCCGAGGAAACAGGAAGGTATCTGGACCCTGCCGAATGGATCAGAACTGTGGTTCGACGGGCTAGACGAAGCCGACCGCGTTGAAAAGATTCTCGGCACTGAATTCGCCACGATTCTGTTTAACGAAGCCTCGCAGATACCTTATTCGACCTATCAAACGGTGCGACTCAGGGCCGCGCAGGTGGTCGCAGAAGAACGTACCGGCGAGCCTTTGAGCCAGCGGATTTATATCGACGAGAATCCGCCGTCTAAAATCCATTGGACATACTCGCTTTTCTTCAAAAAGGTTGACCCGGACACCAAAAGGAAGCTGCAAGACGCGCACGAATATGCGTGTTTGCAGATGAATCCGGCCGACAACCAGAAGAATCTGTCGAAGCAATTCATGCGCGACCTTGAGACCGCCTCGGCGCGGTATCGGAAGCGCTTTTTTGATGGTGATTTTTCGGACAGCGACGAGAACGCTCTGTGGAATGACGAGATGATCGACCGATACAGGTTGATTGACGAGCAACCCCCTGACTTTCAGCGGATTGTCGTGGCGGTAGACCCGTCCGGCAGTCGAGACGAGGAAGCGGCACAGAATGACGCCATCGGTATCGCTGTGGTGGCACTAGGCACGAATGGCCATGCCTACCTGTTGGAAGATTTGACGAAGAAATGCGGCCCTGCAACGTGGGGCAAGATTGTTACCTCGGCTTTTGAGCGGCACGACGCCGACCGTGTAGTGGCCGAGGAAAACTACGGCGGCGCGATGGTCGAGTTCGTTATCCGTACCGCGCGGCCTGAGACGCCCTATAAGGCTGTCAATGCGACAAGGGGCAAGGTAGTCAGGGCTGAGCCTATATCGGCGCTCTACGAACAAGGCAAGGTGCACCACGTCGGGTATTTCTCCGAGTTGGAGGAAGAACTGTGCGGATTCACCACGACGGGCTATCAGGGAGAACGCAGCCCTAACCGTGCTGACGCTCTGATTTGGGCCGTCACTGCATTATTCCCCGGGCTGACCAAGCCTGAGAAGAAAGAGAAAAAGGCCATTCAAATGCACTACAGCACAGGACGCGACGGATGGATGGCCGCGTAAAACTCACCGTTCTCGACAAGTCGATTACCACTCGGAATCTCGCGCGATTGCTTATGAAAAAATCGACCAAAGCGGCAAAGCGCGCCGGCCTGAAAGGCGAAGCGGCAGAGCGGTTCAAGCTGAAATATATGGCGGCGATACATGCTCAGTCATAAAGAATGCCTAGAGCAGTTTAAAGAGATACAAGAGGCCGAGTCGCAGAACCGCGAGCGCTGGCTTGAGGATCTTAAGTTCGGATTCTCTGCCGACCAATGGCCGGAAAGGCTTCGCCGTGCGCGGGAGAATAATCCCCACGGCGCGCGTCCGTGTTTGACGGTGAACAAGATACCGGCCCACGCACGCCAGATCCTCAACGACATGCGCCAAGCCCGTGCATCCATCAAGGTGCTGCCGGCCGACGACAAGGCCGACGTAGAAACCGCCGACATCATTCAAGGCATCATTCGGCATATCGAGCACGTATCGAACGCTGACCAAGCCTACACGACCGCCGCAGAGTTTCAGGTAATGATGGGGGTGGGGTATTTCCGAATCGACACGGAATACACCGACCCCATTTATAACGAGCAAGAGATACGGATTAAGGCGATCCGCAATCCTTTTTCTGTCTACATGGACCCGTGGGGAATAGACATCACCGGCGGCGACGCGAAGGTCTGTTACGTCGCGACCGAATTCCCCAAGCGCGAATATGAGAAGAAATGGCCGGACGCGCCACAATCCAACGTCGAAAAGATGGGGCCGAGCAACGCCTCGGGCTGGTTCACCGCCAACGGTGTGCGGGTCGCTGAGTATTTCTACATCGAGGAATACGACGATGAGTACGTTATCGTCAACGGCGTGGCTGTTCCTGTCGATAAGTACGATCCGAGTCTCGGCAAGGTAGACCGCGAAGCCAAAGCCCCACGCCAGCGTGTCAAATGGGCGTTGATGAATGGGCTGGACTTCCTCGAAGAAGAAACCGACAAACCCGGTGAGTTCATCCCGATTGTTCGCGTGGTCGGTGAGGATTACGACATCGATGGCGAAAGGATGGTGCATGGCATCGTCCGCCGCGCGCGAGATGCGCAGCAGATGTACAACTTCACTGTGTCGGCCATCGCTGAACGGAACGCTCTAGAGCCTAAAGCGCCTTGGCTGATTGCGGATGAAGCGGTCGAAGGTCATGAAGATGAATTCGGCGCAGCGAACCGTGAAAACTTGCCCTTCCTGCGTTACAACGCATTCTCCGAGGATGGCCAAGCTATCCCCGCCCCGCAAAGACAATTCCCGGTCGGGGCGAATTCTGCGCTGATTAATCAGATGCAGTCGTCGGATTCGGACATTCAGGCAACGATAGGCCAGTTTGCAGCGTCACTCGGCGAGGTAAGCAATGAGAAATCAGGCGCGGCCATTCGTCAACGTCAACAAGTGGGGGACATTGCGACCTTCCACTACCCGGACAACATGTCACGCGCAATTCGTCAGGCTGGCCGGATCATCATTAGCCAGATCCCGGTTGTTTACGATACCGCGCGAGTGGCGCGAATTCTTGGCGAAGATGGCGAGGCCGAACAAGCAACCCTAGACCCTGAACTTCCGGAAGCCTTCGAGGACCGCAAAGAACTCGGCAAAATCTACAACGTCGGCGTCGGCAAGTACGACGTAGCCGTATCGACAGGCCCGTCTTACGCCACCAAACGCCAGGAAGGTGCCGAGCGGATGCAAGCCTACCTCCAAGGAAACCCCGCGTTGTGGGGCGTGATAGGCGACCTCGCGATAAAGCTCGATGACTCTCCCTATTCCGAGGAAATGGCCAAGCGTGTCCGCGCCACCATCCCCCCGGAAATTCTACAGGACGAGGGATCCGAGCAGCCCCAGATGCCGCCAGAAGCCGCGCAGCAAATGCAGCAGATGGATATGGCCATGCAAGAGCAAGGCGCGCAGATGGAGGAAATGGCGCAAGAGAATCAGAAGATGAAGCAAGCCATCGACGGCAAGCTAATCGACCAGCAAATAAAACAGCAGGAATACGAATTCCGACAGATGGAGATGGCCCACGAGGCCCAATTGGCGCAACTCGAATACGAGATGAAAGCGCAAGAGATGCAGGTCAAGCAACTCGAAGCGCAAGCCAAGATCCAGTTGCAAGCTGAAAAACAATTTGCGGAGGCTCAGTCTAGTGAAGCCACGCAAGCCGCATCCGCCGAAACCAACGCAATCCTGTTGGAATTGGCGCGCGCAACTCAGATGCAGGGCGAAATGCTCGCAGTGATGTTGCAAGAGATGGTGAAGCCCAAACAGCTCACCGTTCAAACAGATGAAGTCGGCAATATTGTCGGCGGCGTCTCACAAACGATTCAGTAACCCAATTTCGACGCAGCACAGCCCGCTTGATTGCGGGTAATTGTGCTGCTGTCGCCGGAGCCTTAGATGGACCAAAACGAAGCCGCGCCGACTGACCCCGCAGAGGGCGAAGTAGAGGCAGAAGAAGTCTCGGCAACTTCAGAAGATGCGACCGAAGAAACCCCGAAAGTAGAGGACAAGCCTCGAAAGAATCGGCGGTCTTTTGAAAAGCGCATCGACCAATTAACCGCACAACTTCGCGCGAAAGAACGCGAACTCGAAGAACACAGAACCAAGTCCACCACAGAACCCACGAAAGCCCCGCGCCGCGAGGACTTCGACGACTACGAAAGTTTCATCGAAGCCAAAGCCGAGCACAAGGCAATCGAGGCCGCCGAGAAGCGCTTGGCCGATGCAGACGCAAAGGCAAGAGAGCGCGAAGCACGAGCGCAGGAAGAAAACCAGCAACGTAGTTTCGCCGAAGCCCGCGAAAGCATCTTAGAGAAAGGTGCAGAGGCTTACGCCGACTTTGAGGCTGTGACGACCAATGAGGACTTGTCTATCACCCCGGTGATGGCTGACGCTCTTTTGAGTTCAGAGAAGGGCCATGAACTGTGGTACCACCTCGGGAAACACCCCGACTTGGCCGACCGGATTGCCGAAATGCACCCGGTCCAGCAGTTGATGGAACTTGGCAGAATCGAAGCGACGTTGAGCGGCAGAAAGCCTTCTGCTGCGCCACGACCGACAGCGGCACTCACAGGCCGGGGACCGAATAACAATTCGCTCTCTGACAAGTTGAGTGTTGACGACTGGATGAGGAAGCGGCGGGAGGAGATCCGTAAATCCTTCTAGGAACTTCAATCAATGGCTAATACGATCCTCACCCCCACGGCGGTGACCCGTGAAGCGCTGCGCATCGCGCATGAAATGCTCTCGTTCACCAACACTACTTCTCTCCAGTACGACTCCAGCTTTGCGAAAAGCGGCGGCAAGATTGGCGAGAACCTGAAAATCCGACTGCCGAACAAGTACACCGTCCGTACCGGCAAGGCGCTGAACGCCCAAGACACCACCGAGGAAAGCGTGACTCTTGCAGTCGCGACCCAGAAGGGTGTCGATATGGTGTTTTCGTCCGCCGAACTGACCCTCGAAATGGACGATTTCAGCAAGCGCATCCTGCGTCCGGCAATGGCCGTGCTGACCTCGAACATCGAAGCGGCGTACATGTCCTATGTGACGAAGAAAGTTTTCAACGCCGTCGGCACTGCCGGTACGTTGCCGACTTTCGCGCAGATTGGCCTTGGTCGGGCCAAACTGAACCAGAACCTTGCCCCGAAAGACGGCGACCGTTGCATTCAGATGGAATCGGTTGACGCGTCTGGCGTTGTCTCGGCCCTCACCACGCTGTTTCATGACTCGAAAGAGATCAGCAAGCAGTACCGTGACGGCATGATGGGCCGTGCGCTGGGTCTCGACTGGTACGAGAACGAGCGTGTCTATGCTCACACCTTGGGCGCGGACTTGTCCGGCACCATCAACGACACGATGGTAAGCGGTGACAACACCGTGACGACCTCCAGCGTGACCATGACTGCCGGTGATGTGTTCGACTTTGGCACGACCTGCAAAGCGGTCCACCCGGAAACCAAAGCCGTTCTGGCCCACAACGCGCAGTTCGTCTGCACCGTGGCGACCGCTGGCAACTCGATTACGTTCTATCCGCCGATCATCTCAAGTGGTCCGTTGCAGAACGTGTCGGCCATCCCGGCGTCGGGTCAGACCATCACCGTCTACGGCACCACTCAGGGCACCGTTGTTCCCCAGCACTTGATGTATCACAAGGACGCATTCGCGATGGCGACCGCCGACCTTGAGATGCCGAGTGGTGTGGACTTCGCGGCGCGTGAGGTGTTCGACGGTCTGTCGATCCGCGTGGTTCGTCAGTACGATATTTCGTCTGACAACTTCCCGTGTCGTATCGACATTCTCCACGGCTTTGAAGCCATACGCCCCGAGTGGGCTTGCCGCGTCTACGGCGATTACTGAGGAGTTTGAACAATGGCAATTGAACGCGGAACTGATGTCCAGTACATCGGCAGCAACGCATCGGGCGGCATGGTGCTGGGTGCGTCCAGCACTGAGCTGATCGGCTTCTACGGCGCGACCCCCATCGCCAAGGCCACGATGACCGCCCACAACACCAACACGACCACTGGATTGACCCGCACCGTGAAAAGCATCACGGCCACGCTGGTCAACCTGGGCTTGATCGTCACGGCGTAACCGCAGGACGGCGCGGGGCAACTCGCGCCGTTTTTCATGGCAAAGCTTTACATTGACGAGGGCGCTCCTTCATTGGGGCGCAAAATCATGCTAGCGACCACCGTCTATGGTGATTGCGATGCAAGCTATACGTTTTCCATTCAATCCAGCCGACAGGCATTGCACGAGGCGGGCTTTCAAACCGCTTACTATCTCCTGCAAGGCAATTGCCACGTAGACGACGCCCGCAATGACATTGCGTGCAAGTTTCTGGCGTCCGATTGCGACGCTTTGGTGTTCCTCGACGCCGACGTCAGTTGGGGCGCTGAGGACTTGGTTAGGTTGTGCAAACACGACCGTGACCTTGTAGGCGGGATTTACCCCTATCGTTCGGAGCTAGGACAAGAAAAAGTCCCGGTTCGCGTGAAACATGGGGAGATGGTAGACGACGACGGACTGTTAGAGGTCGAAGGACTGCCAACGGGATTCATGAAAATATCCCGTCATTGCATGGAAACCGTGGCGAAGGACTGCCAGACGTTTGTGCATGAGAACGAAGAAAGGAAGTTAATTTTTCAGCGGACTTTGATGCACGGCACTCGATGGGGCGGAGACCTCCATTTCTGCAACCTCTGGCGAGCAACAGGCGGAAAGCTGTATGCGGACTATGAAATGGTCTTAGGTCATGCAAGCCGATCAGTGATTAGCGGCTCGCTGGCGTCGCATGTCAGGAAGTCCACCGGCCGCACCCTTCGGCATGTCTGCGACAAGATAAAGGCCGGCACATGGACGATGCGCGACCTGACCGAAGCGAAACGGTACGCGGACAACTTCTGGGGCGCGCAAGAGGATGTGCTTGCGGCCGCGGTGTGTCTTGCCAAAGAGGCAAACGGGCCGATTATCGAGACGGGTTCCGGCCTAACCTCGATTGTCATGGCGGCAGCTACCTCTCAGACCGTGTATTGCTTAGAGCACGACCCCTACTACGCTTCACGCCTCATCAAAATGGCCACAGAGGCCGGTGTCGAGGTCGGGCTGTGCCGTGTTCCGCTTGTCGGCGAATGGTACGACCTGAGCGAATTCAAGGGCCTTCCTGAGCGTTTCGCGTTAGGACTTAACGACGGGCCGCCGAGGTATTTGGGCGGGAACAGAAAGCTGTTTTTCTCCAAGATGAAATGCGACGTAATCATTAGTGACGACGCGGACGATAGAGACTATGCCGCGTTTTTACGTGAATGGGCCGAGGATAACGATATGCAGTGCGACATTGGCGGCCGTCTGGCGGTGTTAAGGTAATGGCGACTGCGCGCGACCTTATTCATCGGTCACTGAGGCTGATTCACGTATTGGACTCGGGCGAAGATCCAACCGCCGACGAAGCCAACGACTCGCTGACAGCCTTAAACGACATGCTCGACTCCATGAGTGTGCCGGGGCTGTTTATCTATGCTACTAAGGAGGATGTCGTATCGTGGACGGGTGGGCAGGAAAGCCGCACCATCGGCGCATCGGGTGATTTCAATATCACTCGCCCGACACGGATTGAAGATAGCACTTTCTTCACGACTTCCTCGGGCGAGGATTACCCACTCAAAATCATTCGGAGTCGCGCGGCGTATTCGGGAATCACAGACAAAGCGACCTCGACGGACTTCCCTGAATTTCTGTATTACGAGCCGTCTTATCCTCTGGGCAAGCTGTTCATCTGGCCCGTCCCGGCGCCCACCTTGTCAATCAGCCTGCATACGCAAGAGCAGTTGACCCAATTGACGACGCTCGATACTGCCTTATCGATTCCGCCAGGGTACAAGGAATTACTCACCGCCATGCTTGCCGCGCGATTAGCCCCGGAGTTTGGCGTGGCGCTTCCTCCCGAAGCACAGGACATTATGCGTCGTGCCTCTCGCGCTGTTCGTCGCGCCAACGCGCGCAACGTCTACTCGCAGATCGAAGCCCCCGGCATGGTCGGGACTTACAGCATTTACTCGGACAGCTAAGTGCGATACCCGATTTTTGGCATTGGGCTGCAAGGCAAGTCCAGCAACGTAACGGCGCAGTCCAGAAACAACCTGTACATAGACATCCAGCCGCAGGAGGACAAGTCTCAGATTAGCCTCCATTCGCGTCCGGGGCTGACGCTGTTTACTTCCTTTGGTGATAACCCTGTCCGTGGTGCCATCGTCGTCGGGTCGGTTATGTACGTTGTCCACCGTGGCGTGTTCTGGGAGGTGTCTGTAACTGGCGTCAAGACTTCGCGCGGGACGTTAAGCACGACTTCGGGCAGAGTAGGCATGGCCGCGAATCAAGGCGGGCAGGTGATGATTACCGACGGCACAGCCGGGTATATCTACGACATCGCAACAACCACCTTAACGGCTATTGCGGACGCCCAATACATCGACGCTGCGACCACAGTGGCGTATCACGATGGGTACTTTATCGTGGAACGTCCCAACACTGCCGAGTTTTATATCTCGTCCGCCGACGACGGTACGGCATGGGATGTGCTGGATTTTGCCACCGCTGAGAAGTCGCCCGACAACCTGGTGCGAGTGGTGGATAACACGACCGAGATTCTGTTGCTGGGCGTGGATTCAATCGAGTGGTGGAACAATACCGGCGCGGCGGATTTCCCCTATGAGCGCATTTCTGGGGGCGTGGCCGAGATTGGCCTACAAGCCAAGTGGAGCGTTGCGCGTCTAGGTGAGTCATCTATCGTCATGCTTGGCGTGAATCGAGAGATGGGCGGCGTGAAGGTGATTCGGATTGAAGGCTACCAGTACACCGTTATCAGCAATCCAGAATTCGAGACCATCATCAACGGCTACACCACCAGCGACGCGACTGGCTTCACGTACCAGTATCAAGGCCATTCGTTCTATCAACTCAACTTCCCAACAGACGAGCAATCGTGGTGCTATGACACGGCGACTAACCTATGGTCGCGGGTGTCCTACGGCAGCAACGGCGAAAGGCACCGCAGCGAAATAGGATTGGCATTTAACGGCGGCTTCTACACCTTCGACTATTCGACCGGCGACATGTACCGACATGACGATGTGTTCGCCGATAACGGCGTGCCGTTTGCGGGTGAAGTCATAGGCCGGCACATATTCGATGAGAAGCCGATTCAGATCTCGCGTCTATGGGTGGACTGCGAATCCGGCGTCGGAAATGAGGCGGGAGACGATCCGAAAATAACCATTTCTATCTCGAAAGACGGCGGGCATACCTGGGGCAACGAAAAGACCGCTTCCATTGGAAAGATGGGCGAGTACGGAAAGCGAGCCATATTCCGGCGTATGGGCCGAGGCTATGACTGGACTTTCAAGCTCAGGATTACCGACCCTGTTAAACGCACCTTAATTGGCGCCTGGGTGAATCCCCTTTGAACTTCAATTTTCCCTTAGATAAATCCATGCCTCGCGCGCAGATCGCGTGGTATGGCGCAATCGGCCGACTCTGCAATGCAATCACTGGATCTGGCACCACTGCACAAAGACCAGCGAAAGGCTTGTATGTAGGCCGTCCGTATTTCGACACGACTTTAGGTCAACCCATTTGGTATTCCGGTACCGCATGGGTGGACGCAACCGGCGCAGGAGTTTGATATGGCTGGAATGTGGGACTGGATAGGTAAAAACGCATGGAACCTTGGCGGCGCTGGCCTCAATCTGGCTGGCGGCGTAGCGGGCTACATGGCGTCACAGAACGCAGGCCGACAACAGCGCGATGCTGCGAACGCTGCCGCTGCGAACTTCCGACCGTATGCTGCTATCGGCGACCAAGCAGCGGGAGAAATGGCGGGACGACTGAACAAAAACAGCCTACTCCGCGACTTCGCCCCCGGCGACATGAAGAAAGACCCCGGCTACCAATTCCGCCTCGACCAAGGCAATCAGGCCATCGATCGCGCTGCTGGTGCGCGTGGGTCTCGTTACTCAGGCGCAACCCTGAAAGGACTTCAGCGGTACGCGCAGGACTACGCCACAGGCGAGTATCAGAACGCCTACAACCGCTATAACCAGAACAGGACGATGAACTACAATTTCCTCGCGGGGCCGATGCAGATGGGCATGGGCGCGCAGGGGCAGGTAGGCAACTACATGAGCAACGCGGCAGATGCGAGCGCAGCCGGCGCGATGGGCGGAGCTAATAGCCTGTGGGGTGGAATCAACGACGCATACAACAACCTGACCCCTCGCGACCAGAACAACCCATACATCTACTACGGGCGGACTTAATGAATCCTAACATCGCAATGGGCTTTCAACGCCCACGCTTCGACCCGCAGGAAGGCCAGCGTAACGCCCTTGCTATGCGTCAGGCGCAGATGCAGGAAGCGACGCAGGTGATGCAGATGCAGCAGGCGCAGCAGGCCGCACAGCAGCAGGCCGCGCGACGTAATGCCTTGGCCTCTGCCGATTGGAATTCACCCGAAAGCCTGACGCAAGCTCGTGGCGCATTAGGGCAGCAGGGCGACATCGACGGCGTGATGGCTATCGACAATCACATCCGCTCGCTTGGCAAAGACCGCCGCGACGCTGCAATAGCTGAGATAGACGCCATCCCGAAACTGGCAGGCGGATTGTCTAACCCGACGACCTATCAGCAGACGCGGGCAATGGCCGCGCGTGTAGCGCCTGAATTCGCCGCAGGACTCCCCGAAGAATTTGACCCGCAAATCGTTGACCCGATAAACCGCGCGGCTATGTCTGCGACAGACTGGCGTAATCAGCAGAACACTGATCGCACCTTTGGCGAAACCTCTCGACATAATCGCGCAATGGAAGCGCGCCCCGTAGCGGGCGGCGTGACGCTGGTCAATCAGCAGGAAAGCGCCGAGAAGAAAGCGCGCGGCACAAACCTGGTCAAGCAATACGACGAAGTGCGCGCGGCTGCTGACATGGCTCAAGGTGAATTAGGATCATTGCAGCAATTGCGCGGTATCAACGTCCAGTCTGGCAGGCTTGAAGAACTGAAAGCCGGTATTGCCAGCTATGCGCAGGCGCTGGGCATTGACCCGGCGACTCTGAATCTCCAAGACCCGACTAACGCTCAATCGTTTATCGGCACCGCACAGCAACTCGTGCTGCGCGTCATGCAAGCCCAGAAAGGCCCGCAGACCGAGAACGACGCCAAGCGTATCGAGCAGACCGTGGCAAGCCTTGGGAATACCCCGCAAGCGAAAGACTTCCTGATTGATTCGGCGATGGCTGTTCGCAAACGAGACATAGAGCGCGCGGACTTTTTTGATACGTGGTACGAGGACAAAGGCACCTACGACGGCGCGCGCAAGGCGTGGCAAATGCGCATTGAGAAGATCCCGCTTCTCGGCAACAACCCGAAAACCGGACTGCCGGTGTTCTATGACCAGTTCCGCTCTGCCGTGATGGAGGCCAACCCCGGCATGACCGAGGCCGAAGCCGAGACGATGTGGCGGAAGAAATATGGCCGATAAGTACACCGACCCGTTCGACGCCGCTGGCCCGCCGAAAACCGCGAAGTCTGCCGGCCCTGAAAAGTACACCGACCCCTTCGACGCAGCCCAACAGTATTACGGCGGCGGCGCAAAGCAAGGCGGCACGTTCGAGACCCCCAGCGGCCAGATGCCCGGTGTACCAACCCTAAGCGACACCGACCGCCCGCTAGGCGTGATGGACCGTATGCAGTCCGGCACGATTGAAGATCCGCAAGCCAAGCTACAGTTCTTCGCGTCTCGCCGATTCCCCGAAATGCCGATAGAGGAATCTATCAAGCGTTACGGGTACGTCGATGGGGATGCCGTCTACCTCGATGACTCGGGCGGGCTTCGCAGGGAAAACCAAGGCGATACCATGATTCCCGGCAACGTCGCTGCGTGGATTGGCGCGAATGCGTTGCCGACCATTGGCGGCACGGTGGGCGGTGTAGTCGGTGGGGCTCCAGGTGCAGCACTAGGCGGCGCAGCAGGCAAGGCATACACGAAGCTCGCAGGACAAGCATTAGGCGACCGCCAAAGCGCGCTAGGTAACGCCGCAGGACTGGCGGGCGAGGCCGCGATGCAGGGCATCGGGTGGAAGGCTGGCGAAGTATTGGGCGGGGCAACCGTTGACCGCCGAGTGATGCGTGACGCCGCAAAATTCCAAGGCGCGGACGCCAAGCGGTTAATCAAAATCGCCAAGGATGAATTCGGCATCGACATAACGCCCGCAGAAGCATCAGACCTCGGGAGCCTGATTAGTCAGCAAACGCGGCTAGGCATGGGCTTTGACGAGGCCGGCGACATCATGCGCCAGTTTCTACAGAACCGCGCCGGACAGGTAGACGAAGCGGTGACAGGGTACATCGGAAAGCCTCCCCCTGCCGCAACCGTAGGCAACTACGCGCGCGACGTAGGCCGGCAGGCGGTCGATGATGTGACCGCAGCGAGGACGGCCGCGACCAAGACGAATTACAGAATCATCGATAAAGCTAATCCTGTCATCCCCGACAGCGAACTGACAGCGCTCGATTCTGACCGGCTGGTTAAAAGCTACATAGACCGCGCGCTTAACGACCCCGAACTCGGGTTAGAAGGGCAGGCGCGGAATTCATACCGCGTGCTGGATCAAGCGCAGAAGATGATGCGCGACGCGGCAGACAAGGCAAAGCTATCGGCGGAAAATTTCCGAGCAGGCAACATCGGCGGCGGCAGGCAGAAGATCATTTCTGCGCTCGATCGAGTCGCGCCGGGGTATCGAGATGCGGGAGCAACCTTCGCCCGTCAGTCCAAGCCCATCGAGGAAGTCGCCGCCAGCCTTGAAGGCACCTTAGCGAACATCAAAGACACCGGACTTAAAAACGCGGCTAACAGCATTTTTCAAGGGCAGAACGTAGGCCCGCGAGAAGTGGCGTCAGTTCGTCGGCAGTTCGTCAGCCAAGGCAAAGAAAAGGAATGGAACGATGTCCTAAATCACTGGCTGCGCAGTCAGTGGGAAGGACCGGCCACCAAGGACGTACAAGCCGGCGCAAGCCTTAGCGCAGGGGCAAACTTCCGCAAGGCTGTATTCGGCACGAAGAATCAAAAGCAAATCATGCGCGAAGCAATGGGACCAGACCGCTACGCGACATTTGAAAGGCTTATGGATGTCCTAGAAGCCACCGGCCGCGTGCCGAGGTCTCAATCGATGACTGAGCCTGCACAGCAAGCCGCAAAGGCTGAGATGGCAGAGGCCTCCCCGATTGTGTCGAAGCTGCGCGGGTTTGGCGTTGCTGGCTTACGTGACTGGTGGGTGGATGCCAAGGTTGGCGACTGGCGCACGACACTCGCGAAGGCGATCACCTCACCGGACGGTGTTCTAGAACTTGAGAAACTGCGCAAGCTGAAAGGCATGGACCCGTCCAGCAAGGCGGCTATGTCAATCGTAACAACCGCCTTAACCAAGGCTGGCGTGTACGTGCCGGCGAACTTGCTTGAAGTTGGTCAGCCCGCTGACGAATTGCCCCGCCAACTACAGCAGACGCCGCGCAGATAAGCGCCGCGACGATATAGATGGCTATCGCAGTTTCTCCGCGCATGAAGCAATAAATGATGCCGTATACGACGCCGGTCAATAAATATCCCATCAAGGAATCGTAGCACATGGCAAATGCCTTGAACGCGAAGAATCTGCCATTTACTCAGCCTGGGGCTGGCTTGGCATTGGGTGGCGTGACCGACCGCAACCTCTATGCGAAATACGACAAGCTGCGTGGCGTCCGCGACGAAAAGGCCGGTGGATCGCGTCAGCTATGGCAGAACCTGTCCCGCTACACCACGACCCCGCAAGCGGCCAAACTCGACCCAGAGCAAGGCCGGCTGTTCAACGAGTACATGCAGACCGGGGTCAAACCCGCAGGACTGCAAGACGCCACCGCGTCGCGTGCAATGGATTGGGGCTTGCGTGAGGCTGGACGATTTCAGCAGCACAAGCCCATTTCCTTGCTTGAGAAGATAGCCGGCCCGGTTCTGACCATTGCCGCCTCCGCAATCCCTGTGATTGGCCCTTACGCTGGCGCGGCGGTGGGCGCTTACATGGGGCAGCGGAACGGAGGTGGCGCGCTTGGCGGGCTTCTGGGCGCTGCTGGCGGCTATATGGGCGGCACATCAATCGCCAATGCGGGCGGCGTCTCAGGCATTTACAACAGCGCAAGGAACGGACTTAGCAACCTTTTTGGCAGTGGTGGCGGATTCACCAATACCGGCGCGCTAGGCATCACCGGACTGCCGGGGGCGAACTTCGCCAGTATGCCGGGGGCCTTTCCTTCGACGCTAGGCGCTACTGGCTACGGCGCTAATGCGCTTGGTGCGTCAGGGGCTAACCTTGGACTCAATTTCGCGTCTGGCGCGATTAGAGGGCTTCCTGTGGGGGGCTACGGCAATTCCGCTATCGGTGGCGACCCCGCGAGTCTGTACACCCCGCAATCAATGGGACCGCCCAAGCCGTCGATAGGCGACCGCGTGCTTGATGTGGTCGGCAATCTGCCGGGGCTTCCAATGGGCGGCGCTCCGTCAGGCGGCGGTGGCGGTGGTCCGGCTATCTCAGGCCCCACAGAAACGCCGCCAATGGCCTTACCTCCCCCTGGCGCACCACCGCCCACGAATTCCTTCGACGTGTCTCTCATGGGCGCAGGAAAGGCTCCTGCGAATGCTTTAGCTATGTCCGGCATGGGGGCAGGGCTTCTGCCGGACAGGGGCATGGGTCGCGTGCCTGGCTATCAATTAAGGCCATTTGCTAATTACCTGATGAGACCGTAACCGAAGAATCAGCCCTGATTCGTCGGAATTTCGCGAGAACTTTAATAGGCGTGTCGGGATGCCGATTAATGCCGCCGTCATGTCTGTGTCCACAGCGATACCCAAAGGGGCATCGGACTGTCCACAGCGATCCCCTTTTGCGCAGCACGCGAGGCTTTAATGGCTACATATTTCAGATTGCTTGATGTCGGTAGGCAGTTCTTCGACTCAAACGGCGACCCGCTGAACGGCGGCAAGTTGTACACCTACGAAGCCGGCACGACAACAAACAAGGCCACGTATCAGGATGACGCCGGGGCAAGCGCGCACGCGAATCCGATTATTCTTGATTCGGCTGGCCGGGTGTCGGCGGAAGTCTGGGGTACGACCGGGGCGTACAAGCTCAAGCTAGACAACTCGCTAGACTCGAATATATGGACCCGCGACGACATCGTGGGATTCAACGACACGGCCGAGACTTCTGCGAGTGAGTGGATTGCGTCGGTACTGACGCCGACCTATGCCGGCGGGTCAACATTCACGTTCGCGGGCGACCAAACGACCGTTTACCACGCCGGCCGACGACTGAAAATCACGGACAATTCCGGGACTGTCTACGCCTCGATTATCAGTTCAGCTTTCGGCGCGAGCACGACCGTTACCGTAGATGTGGATAACGGCGGCTCGCTGACATCGCCAGTTACCGCAGTTCAGTACGGCGTCATGTCGGCGGTGAATACCTCACACCCGCTTGCCTCTCCCGCGACGCTGTGCGCGTTCTACGCCGAGCCATCGGGCAATCAAGCTAGCATCGTGTCGGGCGCTTTAACGAAAATCCTCTATCAAACCGAGTCATACGACTACGGTTCAAACTACGCCAGTAGTGCCTTTGTCGTGCCGAAAACGGGCATTTATCGATTAACGGCCGTTGTTCAAACATTGACCAGTCTAACCATCGGTAAGGTCGGCGTCGCTTGGTTTTCGATAGGTGGCGCTGCAACTCCGCTAGCCGGCACCCGCGAATCAATGGGCGGGACAGATTTTGTGACGCTGAATATATTCTATGAAGGCCCGCTAACAGCCGGCGATAGCGTGGCGGTGTACTTTAGCCATGACCTTGGGTCGGACGTTACCACAAACGCCAACGGAACTATTGCGGGCATGTTTTTTAGTGGATCGATGGTGGCCTAGTTATTTATCCGCAGCACTTTGAGCCCACATGCCTCAGCCGATACGCGCAGCGGGGATAAGTCGGCTTTGTTTGAGTACGTCATGACCACGACGGATAGTTTGATTTCCGGCTGATAGGTGGTCGCCTCGTACCACGCCGCTGGCCGGCTGCGCTGGTGATGCCCGCTTCTGTGCCCGACGTTTCCTCCGCCGTAAAACGAACTGCCGTCGCTCGGGTCAAGTCCTTTGCATGTTGGATCGCAGACGTTCACAAAGGTAGTCACCCCGACGGGCAATCCGGGCGCGTCAACCTGGGCGAATCCGTCAATGTCTAGGATCTCTCCCGGCTGTACGTCATAGATTGACATGCGGCACATAGAATATGGGTTTTGCCATATTCGCAGCGGCACCGCAATATCAACCATAGGGCGCTCTGCCGTGTGGTAAAGAGTCGTGTCTGCGTAGGCAGATGCGGACAAAATGATGGCGATCATTGCTGTTTTCACGGATCACCGCTCTTGGCGAGGGCAATCATGGCGTAACGACCGGAGCGAGGCGGTAGATAAACCTGTACTTGGACACGCGCGGAATGCGTTGAATTTCCACGCCCGCCGGGATATGCCCACGGCGGCTATACCGCTTGCCGCTTGCCGCATCAGCATAATCAAAGCGCGGGGTTTTACGATCATCGTCCGTTCGACCATCTGCTTCCCAATTCGCTGCTTTGTATATCATCCCTGAGTGCCCCGCTGAAGGATCTGCGTACGACACCAGCACCTTTACTGCTGGGTAAACCGACTTAATGTGCCGGATAGCGCGGGCGATAAGGTAGGTTTCCGCATTTTGCGGAACACTATCGTCCACCCACAATCGCGCCAGTTCCCAGGTCGCGCCGCCGTACCGCTTGGCGGTTTCGCGCGGCGGCAACGCAAAAACGATCACGCCCAGCAACACGTCTTGCTTTTTCAGCGCTAACCGTAGAACACAAACACCGGGCCAACGGCCCAGATAATGTCGGCGGATCATTGCGTTTGCAGCGTCCTTGGTGACTGACACAACGACACAACTTGAACGCCATGTCTTGTCAAATGTTGGGCAATCCGGTTTCACTCGGCGCTCCTGGCAAGGGCTGCTTGAAGCATATTGGCGCAGGTATACCCGCGCGCATGTCCGTCACCGTGGCCAAATAAAACAACTTCTCCAACAGCCTGCCGCAACTCCCGCAGCCGCGCCTCTGCGGATTCGCGGGCGCTGAAAAGGTGGGCAGCATAATCCTCGGCTCGTTTGACTTCTGATGCCAGCCTCGCCGCTTCTGCGCGCAGTTCGGTAGCAGTTCGCAAATGCTCCGCTGCGCCCTCCGCGTTATTAATGGCTAACTGCGCGGCCGCATCGCGTTGCTGTTCAGCCTCGGCGAGTTTGGCGCGTAGTTCGTCATTCGCTGCGCCCATTGCAAGAATGCCGCGTGACAGGCCATCGCACTCTTGCCGTATCGACAGCACTTCGCCGCCGATGTCTATTGGCTGACCTGCGTCTACGTCAACGACGCCTTGCGCTTTCCCCAGAATCACGCCGAGGTTTTTGATATAGCCGCTCATTTCATCTCCCCCCAGCGCCGCCAAAGTAGATAATGCCGTCGTGGTTTTCCATGATTCCTCCTAAAACGGCAGGTCTGAGTCGAATCCGTCATCATCAACCGGCGCGGCTTTCCTCGGCGCTTCCCCGTCTCGCGGTTTCGGGTCGTACAGGTTGGCGGTGATTCGCATATCGCCTTCCTTGCGCGGGAAGGCTGCGAGGTTTACGTCGGCGTTAAGCGTCAAATAATCGCCATACTGGCCGCTGTGCATGTGGCCGATGATGGTGTATCGCTTGCGCTCGACGCCGCTGCGGTCGTTGTACTTGGTCGTGATAACGACGTTTTTAAGGATGGTCATGCGGGCTTCCTCGTGTAAGAACCTAAAGATAAATGCCTCTCAGCATGATGAGGCTGGCAAAGCCAGACAACATCGAGCGGGCGGTCATAGTTGTCGTGGTGTCCGTGAGACTTTGGGTTACCGCATATCACGCACGGCGCTCGGAACAAGTCGCCGCGCCTTATGGCGTTTCTGACGTCGTACTTGGCGCGTTGCTGGTGGGGATTCCGCTCATTAAAAGCGCGATGAGAAATCGCCGCTCTATCTCGGTTCCTTACATGCCACGCGCGGATTGCGCGGCTCATTGTGACCCTGCCGCGCTCCGTTTTTGCCCACGCGTTTTTGCATGGAACGCAGACATAATTACCTTTGCGCAGCATGTAGTCCTTGATTTCAATCGGCGCGGAGCAATTCCGGCACGATCCAATCTCGCCCAGGACGTACTTTTTCATTGTTCGCCCCCCATTAAAGAGCGCCGCGCAGCGCTCCATGCGTCCGACTTCATAATGGCCCGTTCGCTGGTCGAAAATATTCCGCCACGAGTAGGCGCAACCCACAAAGCCCTTTTTGTCTCATCATCCACTTCGGCCCATGCCTCAACGGCTCGATCAAGTTCGCCGTCGCGGATGGCAATCTTGACTGCATAGATGGTCTCGAAGTAATCACGCACTGCCTCGTTGTGAGTGCGCAGAGAATCAACATTTGCCACCCCCGCTGATTTACCGTCGTCGTCGTCATTGGCCGAGGCGATACCTAGAACGCCTATCAATGTGTATCGCTGCAAGTACGTTACGGCAGACCCGCGCTGCTGAATGTCATTCTTCGCCCCGGAGTCGTCAGGCATTGCGGACATGGAGTTATGCTCGCTGTGCCCGTCGCAGTGAGACAGGATGCAGGACACCTCGATCTGGTGTTCCTTGCCTTTGTCGTCTATCTCCCATCGGAAGGTCAGGCCGCACTCTGAGAGAGGCTGCTTAACCTGCCGAATGATTCCCGGCAAGCTGGCGTACTTGTACTTAAACGAGTTGCCGCCGCCTTCCTTGTCCTTGACGATTTCAGGGCACAAAGACTGAAACCGTGCGCGAGCAGCATGGAACGCTTTACGTGCCTGTTCGGCCTCCCAGCGTTCATGCAGGGCCATGAGCTTTTCAAGCTGGTCAACCTGCGCGCCACGCTCGACGGCTATCGTCATCAACGCGAAAGGCGTCTGCGCCGGGGTGATTTGCATGGGCGGGATTATCTCTATGCCGCCCGGTTCAATTGATACTGCGCTCATTTCCCCTCCTCAAAGTCCAATTCTTTAAGCCCATCATCGGGCAGATCCTCATAATCCTCATCCTTCGTGTATTCCAGGCCCCGCAAATCATCGTCAAGCAGGTCGGTCACGGTCGCCCCTTCGTCGGGGTCGAAGTCGAATATCTTGCGCTTGCTCATTTCCCCACCTCCATCACCGCCAGCGCGAAAGTCGCCGCCGACACCAAAACCACCACAGCGTAGGCGATGCCCTCGCTGAGTACGTGGCGCAGATTGTCGCGGTCCATTGCCTTACTGCGAGCCTTTTCGGCAGCGCGGTAAGCGTAATCGGTTGATGTGCTCATGATTCACCTCGCGCTTTAAGCAATGCGGTTTGCGCAATCTCTAGTAGGCCAACATCAAAATTGAATTTACTGGCCCAATTGACGCGCTTAGATTCTTGCAGCAATAGGTCGAGCGCTTCGTAAAGCAGTGGCGCGGCGCAAATCAGGTTGACGTTAGCGGCTCGCTCATCAATTGGCTCGTCCGTCATGTCCAGTTCGGCTATCTCAATGTCGCCGTAAGGCTCTTCGTCGCAGTCGTATTCTCCGCTAACAAGCTGAGTGAACCCGTCATCGGACAGGACCGGCGCAGATGAAACCCCAACAATCCGAACGCATGGATATGGATCGTCGCTTTCAACAAAGCTCCAAGGCCCCGGCGTAAATTCAACGCTCATGACTGATACTCCTTCGCATCCGCATACCGCTCGCGCTGCCATTCTGCCTGCTGTTCGGCCCGTTCTTCACGCGCAATCAGCGCGGTCAGTTCGTGCTCTGCCCGCACTTCAAGTATTGCCGCGTCAACCGTCCACGCAATGCCTTCCCAGAAGCGCTTTTGCAGGTATATGGCAGCCATCTCAGACTCCATGCCGCAAGCGAACAATGCAAGCGTGCGGCACTCGTCGGGCGTGTTAGATCCGCTGAGCATGGCTTCGTCTAAGTCGATGTCATTCGCAGTGTCCAGCCATGCGCGGATAATCTCGCCGCGCAAGTCTGCCGGAATGTCTGACGCGTCATCAATGGCGTCGCCACCACGCCGCGTATCTTCAAGTAATTCCGCGATTATGTTTTTCATATTCCCCTCGCTGTTAAAAAAGCGGTGTCCGGTGCCCGCAAGTGGAGAGTTCGTTTAGGCGCGAGCCTTTAATATAGACTGCATGGCGCATTTGAACTTGGCTGCGCGAACAAGAATTATTGCGTCGTCGGGAATGGCGGATAAAGACCCAACAAACTCCACGTCTGCAAAAAATCCTTCCAGCGCTTCATATAAATCCATGGCTATTTCGATCAATTCTTCTGTTTCCGCGTGACGCCACCGCATCTCCATGGCGTCAAGGTCGTCTGCGCGGGATTCGTCGAAAGCAGCCACTTAGGCCGCCTTGACGCGCAGGGCGTCGTACAGGTCAGAGGCAAGGGCTTCGTAGGAACCAGCGCCTAAGACTTCGTTGATAGCTTCGTCAACGGGCTTGCCTGTGGCGACAAGGGCCAGAATTTGGCGGCTGATTTCAGTGGTCTTGCTCATTTCCCATTCCTCGCTAGTTAAGTCCCGGCCCGTTGTTTGGCCGTGAGTTAAGCATGGGCTAGCAATGCGCCTGAGTCAATACAATTTGTGCGATTTATTAAAATATATTTTCGACAGTATGTGCGTTATCGCTTGATTCGAGTTACTACATAATGTACGCTACTCGAATGAATGAAGTAACCCGATTTATTGAATGGGCTGGCGGGCCGTCAGAGGCCGCTTCTAGGCTGGGGTGCTCGCTGGCGCTCATCTATGCCATGCGCAAAGGAAAGCGGGCCGTATCAAGCAAGAACGCCAAAAAGATAGTTGCTATGGGCGGTCGAAGGTTCTCGCTGGGCAGGCTTTTGGCATCGGAAGATGCAAAATGAGGGCCAGCAAAAAGAAAATAGACGCGCTGTCAGAGCAGATGGCCGCAGCGCGGGATAAGCGCAGAGCGGAGATCGCCGAGCGCTACAGGAAAGGCGAGACGCAAGAGCAAATCGCGCCGGATTACGGGGTAAGTCGTGAGCGCGTCAGGCAAATACTTGCCGAGGCCGGACTATACCGCAACGATGGGGGCGCATATGCAAAAGCAAAGCGACGCCATGAATCAGCAGAATCGGCCAGAGACGCGAGATATTTGCGCAAGTACGGGGTGTCGTTCTGCGATTACAAAGCCATCCCCGCAAGAGCAAGGCGCGCGTACATAGAGCATCGGCGCAATGCCGGCGGTCGCGGCATTAAATGGGAATTCAACCTAGCCGGGTGGTGGCGCGTGTGGCAAGAGTCTGGCAAGTGGGGGCAGCGCGGACCGGGGAAAGGTTACTGCATGGCCCGCATTGGCGATGCCGGCCCCTATGCTGCCGATAACGTCTATATTTGCACCATTGGCCAAAACTTTGCCGATAGCTACGTATGGAGGCCAGCAAGCGCGAGAAATCGCGTTCAGTCGAAGAAATATGAATTCAGGGGGCAGATGCTTTGTCCTCGCGATATTGCAAAAATAATCGGACTTAGGACTAACACATTGTGCTCTCGACTTTCTCGCGGCTGGTCAATGGAGCGAGCTATATCAACGCCGACCATTGCCAATAATTCTCATCTTCGGAGACTTAAGTTGGAGCAGCGTGTATGATTTATCCGGCGCGTTCCCCCTGGCGCGCCAATGGCGATACCGCTCCCCTCGGTGTCCAAGCTGGTTCCCGGTTCCAGTTCGCCGAAAATACCGGGGCTTTTAATGACTGCGGCGTCACTCGTCGCGCGAGTGCGGCAGAACGCGGAAAATTGAGAGCGCCTACCCTCTCTCAGCTTGCCCCGCCGGACGCTTTAGTAAACGGCCGGAAAGCGCTGCAAACGCAACCCGGCCCGCAGTCACCTCTCTTAACCCTAATCGCAGTCCTCACCGTGCCGGCTATCGTCGTCGCGGTCGGGCTTGTGTGGAGTCAGTTATGACCCTAATCACCGACACCCTCGGCCCGCTACTCCTGACAGGCTCCGGCCTAGTTGTGCTGTGTTTATTGGCCGTGATGATTTTGACATTTCCGGAGAAAAATCAATGATGAAAAGATATACCTGCATCAAGCGCGAAGTGATGAACGGACTAGGCACGCACATGGAGTACGCCAGAATTCCCAACGTGAACGGTTCGTGCTGCGATGCGCAAGAGGCGATGGAGTTATCCGCCAAACTTGATGCTGCCAATGAAGAAATACGGCGACTCAAGCGTATGGACGCCGGAGTCGCTGAGCGCTGGCACGCGCACATGCAAACTCACGAGGCCGTCGTTAAAGAGCGGGACGAGCTTCGTTCGGAAGTAGCGCGATTGAGACAGAAGCCGCGCACTACGATGCGATTCATTCAGGAAATAGGCTAATGAACATAGCCGCGACAACAATCAACTTTGTTTTTGGTTTCGTTTCAGCGTGGATGATTTGCTCACCGGGCACAGAATCTTTGTTCGGGGAGTATGTTTGGGCGGCATGGGGGCTCCCCATTAGCATGTATTTTGTTGGGCTTGCGACGACTTAGCGCGCGGCTGTGATGATTTTGACGTTACCGGGAGGTAAAGAATGATCTGGGTTGTGGAGCACAGTGAAGA